CCCTGATAGGTCAGCACCCGATAGGTCAGCACCTGATAGGTCAGCATTGTACAGATTTGCTTTTTCTAAAAGTGCACCCGATAGGTTGGCGCCGGACAGGTCAGCACCTGATAGGTTGGCATTGTACAGTTTTGCATTTACTAAAAGCGCATCTGATAGAAAGGCACCTGATAGGTCAGCACCTGATAGATTGGCACCTGATAGGTCAGCACCTGATAGATTGGCACCTGACAGGTTTGCATTGTACAGTTTTGTATTTCCTAAAAGCGCACCTGACAAATCCGCACCTGATAGGTTGGCATAGGACAGACCCGCATTTTTCAAATTCGCATCTGATAGATTCGCCCTGGAAAGAAGTGCGTATGGTAGAAAGGCCCCTGATAGGTCAGCACCCGATAGGTCAGCACCCGATAGGTCAGCATTGTACAGATTTGCTTTTTCTAAAAGTGCACCCGATAGATTCGCCCTGGAAAGATGTGCGTATGGTAGAAAGGCCCCTGATAGGTCAGCACCTGATAGATTGGCACCTGATAGGTCAGCACCTGATAGATTGGCACCTGATAGGTTGGCACCGGATAGGTCAGCACCTGATAGATTGGCACCTGATAGGTTGGCACCGGATAGGTTAGCGCCTGATAGGTTGGCATAGGGTAGATCTGCATTTTCCAAACCAGCACCCAATAGGTTCGCACCTGATAGATCAGCACCTGATAGATTTGAACCGTATAAATATACACCCGATAAGTCTATTCCAGATAAATCCATTCCAGACAAGTCTGCTTTTGATCCCCCTATTTTCTTTCGCCACAACATGTGTTCCGATAATATCTTTTTTAGTTGTTTTTTGGATATTTTTTTTATAGATTTTTTTTCCATTTTCATCCCCTCCTAATTTTTACGCATCCGCTTTTCGTTCCGACCAAAGGAAAAGGGATGCATTAAATGCCTGTTATCGCAGGAGTGGTGATTGTATCCATGTCCCCCATATGATCCAAGAAAATGTCAGTGCCTGACAGATTGGCACCTGAAAGCATCAACCCATCTAAAGTCGCCCCTAAAAGAATAGCATCGGTAAGATCGGAATTGCGCATATCAGCCTGTGTAAGATTGGCGCCTGGTAGGTCAGCACCTGATAGGTTGGCATAGAACATATTCGCATCAGACATATTAGCATTTTTCAAATCCACATCTGATAGGTCGGCATGGGACAGATCCGCATTTTTCAAATTCGCACCTGATAGGTCAGCTTTGTGCAGATTTGCATTTCCTAAAAGTGCACCCGATAGGTCAGCGCCTGATAGGTTGGCATAGGGTAGATCTGCATTTTCCAAACCAGCACCCAATAGGTTCGCACCTGATAGGTTTGCATTGAACAGTTTTGCATTTCCTAAAAGTGCACCTGATAGGTTTGCGCCTGATAGGTTGGCACCGTAGAAATCGGCTTTGAAAAGGTTGGCGCCTGATAGATCTGCGCCTGATAGATTTGCGTATGATAGGTCAGTACCTGATAGATTTGCACCGTATAAATCTGCACCCGATAAGTCTATTCCAGACAAGTCTGTTCTAGACAAGTTTGCTCCAGACAAGTCTGCTTTTGATCCACCTATTCCTTTCCGCCACAACATGTGTTCCGATAATATCTTTTCTAATTGTTTTATAGATATTTTTTTCGTAGATTTTTTTTCCATTTTCAATTTTTATCCCCCCTTATAAGATAAACCTTCTAAACCTGCACCACACAAGTCTCTTTTGAACGAATCAGTTTGTTTGCCGCCTTTCCACGCCAAACTTATAAATGGTACAGATCCGCATTTTTCAAATCCACACCTGATAGATTTGTCTTGGAAAGACGTGCTAATGGAAGAAAGGCATCTGATAGGTCAGCGCCCGATAGGTCAGCGCCCGATAGGTTGGTGCGACGCAAGTTGGCAGAGGACATACTCGCATGAGCCCATCCTCCTCCTTCAACTCAGCGATCTAGTGGAACGGTATATGCTGCAAAAATTGTTGGCGCCGCTTGCTTTACTAATTTCAACATCTTGCATGCGAGGGTTTTGATTTCCCATTGTGGTTTGTTACCCTTCATTACGCCAAGTCGCATGTTGAAAAAGTTGAACAGATTCCGAGCATCTGCTGTTACAACAAGAGCAGTTTGTTGACCATGGGGAAGGATAAACCGTGCATCTTCTTTTGGGACATGATACTCATCAATCAGTTTCATATAAGCATCATGAACATACTGATTCACATCTTCGAAGATCTTTGTCGCGTCCTGATCTTCAGAAACACTTTGCGGCATAATGCATGGATCTTGCACATAACAATACCTCTGACTCCGCTGCGTGAAATTAAAAGTACGATGCCGCACCAACTGGTGGCTACAGATCCGTCTGATACCCCAAATGGCAAAAGTAAAATGTGCATGCTCCAACACAGACATATGCCCCGAAGCCACGATGGATCCAAGCCGTCGTTCGATTTCTTCGGTGGTGAGATTGACACTGATAGATTCGGGATCCTCGTTGCTGTAACAGAGCTTGTGTGCGGTGGCAACAACACGATCGGGATCAGCAGTGTGGCTCAGCAGACTGCACTTCATCATAGTCATTCACACTCCAATCAGGCAAAATGAGATTGGTGTCGGCAAATACCATATCCGTCCAGTCGGAACGAAATGCAATAATCTGTACTCCCGACTGATTGATACATCCGCGTGTGATACACCACCCCACATGTTTCGGGGTGGTTACACTGTTCAGATCCATATACACAAACTTGCCCGCGACAGATAAACGAGCATCCTCATTGAGTGATGTGGGCCACACCATGAGCACATACGTCCGAGAATTATCCGTGGGAAGCGAACTGATATAGGACTGCATCTCCGCTTCTGAAGTGATCACTTTAGTTGTGTTGATGAATGACCCATCCAACATGCACCGGTTTGAATATGGTCGCTCATTTGTGGGTACAAAATCAAACTCATAGGACATCTCGATGGTGGCGGTTATGTCCAAGGTTTGTGGCACTACATATGTGGTGGCGTGTACACAAAGTGGCAAGGACACCAGTATGTCTCCCCTTTCATTAGATGAGCTCGTCCGTGGATTGCTGGAATGTTGGTATCACGGGAGGCGAAACCGAAGTTTGTTCCTCGTGTTCCGCATAAGCTGCGGCGGGTGGTACCAATTTTGTACTTGGTATGATCGTTCCATCATGTGATTGTTTAATTGGTGAAATGGGCGCGGCCCACTGATTCGTTGTGGGCATACTCCTCATGGCATTGTTTGTGGTCAACCGATATGTCGAAACGGACTGATCAAGTTGACTTGTACATCTCATCTTCTGCTCATTATACTTTGCCATAAACTGAGACACCATATATCGACACATCTGATAGGCTTCTCCACCAATCAGATGTTCGGTGTACATATACTCCACCAGCATGGCATACGTCTCTGTGGCATATTTTGCGGACTCGAGTGCTTCCTCAAACGAGTCCGTGATCATATACATACCATAGACAATGTGGAGCTCAAAGGTCAAATCGTTCACACCGTCGCGGTTCTTTGTGACATATGATGCAACCTGTGCAATCTTTGGTACCCCAAGTCGCATGGTGATGATATCCGAGGACCGTAACATATTCTGCATCACCGCATTGAATTGTCGCTCGGTGGATTTGAACGACGCATCATCCCCCGAAGAGATGAGCTGGTTAAAGATCGATCGACGCTGCGAATAAAGCACATGTTGATGCATCTTGAATTCTTTGTACTGGGTTTCGAGATCCAAATCATCATCACTCTTGAACGCCAGGGAAATATAGGTGTCAGTATTGTACTCTTTGTGGATGGATCCAGAAGTCGCTCCGCCCTTCAGAACCTTCTGATCCCCTTTGTTGGCTTCTCGATTCACCTGTGTGACACAAATGACTCGATTCTGCTCGATTTGTTTTGAAAGAGTTTTCAGGTTATCAATGATTGTTCCAAGTTCGAGCCAATTCTGATCAGTGTGCGCTTTTGATCCCGTATCGATGGCACGCATCTTGTCTGGGTAATCCACAAACGTCGCCATCACATCATAGCCCATGCGTTCATATTTCTTTGAAAGCAGAAACAAGTTATATGATGTGATTGTCATCGGTGGCTGCCAAACCACTTTCAGTTCCGCATTGGCGCCATCGTGCAACATAAACTGGATGAGGGAGCACATGTTGATGATTCGAGTAGCGAGCTTCTCTTCCATATGTGGTGGCAGATCCGTTCGTGTCAGTTTGAACCCCTTTGTAGTAAGGATCTCCGCCAACCGATGATCTCGGCCAAGCAATGTCCAGATGATGTTGGGCATCAAACCCATCCGGCAGAGGATACGTTTGATGGTTTCGGTCTTCATATTTTCAAGTGTCACATAGAGAATGAGTTTCTTTCGTTTGGGTGCGGCATCCCGAGTTTGTTGAACATACTTCTTTAATGTTGAAAGAATCATATCAAAGGCCGCATCGTTCTGCAGGATATCGATCTCCGAGAAGTACATGCCATTCAACGTCTTGAGCATGCCATACGCCACATTGATAAGCATGGTGGATTTGCCACCACCCGTTTTCCCTGCAAACATGGTGACACGAGCTTTGTCAAACCCACCACCAAGTACCGCATCAATGATATTGATCCCACATTTGAGTCGGTCCTTGTCATTAGCAATGATCTCCTTGAAGAACGATCCGTGAAGTGCATCACTGAGCGACCCCTCATCATCCCGCACATCAACAATATTCGAAAGACTTGCTGAGGCATCATTCACCACTCGAGAGAACTTTGTCACAAAATCATCGAGTGTGGTACATGTCATGGCTCCTGTTTCAAGAAACGATGTATACGATTCAATCTGTTCAAGCACATCAACCACAGCGATTTTGTTTTCGATGAAGACCTGTGTGTCTTCAATCTGTTTCGAATCAATGGTTGTGGATTCAATGAACGATTGAATCTTTGTAGCCATACTGGGATCCGCTTCCACAAACATCTTGAACTGCGATGATGCCAACGTCTTCCGAAATTCCGCATAAACTTCGTTGGGTGTGATCGAACGCTGTGTAGCCATATACCCCGCGGAGATGGTGTGAATCGTTTGGATCAGTGCACGATCCACAGCATCTAGGGAAACGATCTCACCAAACCGATTCTCATACTGTGCATATTTCTTACACAGACTCGCAAATGTTAACACCACGTCAGTAATGCGACCCGACGCCTCGGGATCAACACACTTCCCAAAAACAATTCGCGATACCGACTCGATGAGTTTCGAGTCGAAGAATGATCGATCTCCCGATATAAATCGCCTGATCTGTTCCGAGGTAATCGAATCTAGATATGTCTCTCCCATCGTCTCCAACAACTCCTCACGATGTGATGCCTAGGTGGTGATCACATGGCGGACATCATATCGGTATTCAGCGACGTAAACTTTGCCATGGTGGTATCCACAACATGGTCCGTGGGTTTCGATGGTTGCCCAGTGGTCATGAGGGTTTTATACTCGACAAAAGAACGCATCAAAGAGTTGAGTGTCATTTTCTGGAATCTTGCAAAGTCCTTGGGCATGGCACCCAGTTGTTTGAGGATGCTGATGCTCATGTCCACCAGATCCCTCATATCATCCTGGAGTACACAAAGTTTGTTCCGTCGGAAGTGATCAAGCATCACATGGAACACATGAGCGTATGCTGAGAACTCATATGCACACATGGAGCACAGGAAGCCCGCGGTCCATCGATTGTTCTCATCGAACCACGTGGATGGATCCGCCAGATAGGATTCATCTGTCCCCACGGAAGTCCGAACCGTGTTAAGGATGTCGGCAATATAATCCCGATTGTATCGATTCGTGTTGTACTTCATAATTTCAGAATATCCAAAGGAAACAGGTACCACGGCCTGGGTATCGGGATCGATGTGATGCACAATCCCACTCTTCGTGGCCAGATAGATTGATGTGGTAGAATCGAATGTCAGCTTCAGATTGAAGTTGTGATACTCGTTGAACACAATCATCCAGCAGAACAGCAGGAAGTCAAACATGCTGCTCACACCCAGCACATGATAGCACACTTCTCCACCCGACCGAAGATATTGATACTCATGGGGAATGATTTCAAACAGTGGGATCATATACGGTCGGATCCACAATGAGAAGTCGTTCATATTGATAGGCACTAAACCACCCATGGCCCATTTGTGCGAATCGAGCTGGGAAGCGATATTGTTGTCCTTGAGGAAGGATCGGAAGACTCGAAACGAGATAGGGGAGTTTGCTTGGTAGATAAAGAAGAGTTGTCGATGTCGACCATTTGACACAGTGCGTTCCATGAGCTTGGTGTGAAACATGTCCATGTATGTCCGAGACTCCGAAGGCGTGATGCCAAACACCGGCGGAATGTCCAGATAGAAATATGATGTGTTTGGAAACGTTTGATCGGACTCGGCAATGAACCGTGTGTAGATGTCGATGAGGTTGGGAAGCGCCACATTGATGGAATCCCGCAGTCGTCCACCTACAATCTGGAACCCACCGCTGTCTATGAACATATGCTTCTCCGCGGGCATCCGAGATCGGATATCTGTAAGAAGCTCCACGGCCTTGGTGTGCAACGAATCCTTCTTTTTGATCAAACTCGGTTTGATGACAAAGGACCCATAACACTCCAGGATGTTGTGAATGCGCTGACTGATAGGATCCTCAAATCGATCATGCTTCGGAAGATTATTCCAGCCACTGAGTGAGTCCATACGATTCAGGTATGTGACGATACCCGCGGAGACAATACCCGAACTCGGTGTGCTTGGATACGTTGTAGCCACAGATGTCCCTCCTTCGAGAACGGCACATTCCCCATGGGAGGAGCCGCATCCCTCCCATGGGGATATGATGTTGGATCACAGAGCGATGGTGTCGTTGTGAACGATATGCAGTCGACTCGACATACGACATCCATGGGTGCGGACAAGAGCCATACAATGCGGCATCGCATCATTGATCTCATTGACGGTGGTTCCCATGGGCATAACAATGTTGTTAATGGTGGGAAGCTCGGGAAGCGCACTCTGAATCATACACACCGTCCGCGTCACCGTTTCCGCCATCTCACTCGACACCACATGCTTGAATGTCAGGATCCTATGGACATACTCGGGATCCGCATTGTACTTGATGAGCTGCATCGCGTTGGCGAGATTCTTATACTCATGTTGCGCAAAGGTTTTCGGGCTACACGAAATGGTGTACACATGGCTCGGATATCGTCGGAGATTCGATTCCAGAAACATATAGAGCTGAAACAGATTCAGTCCATTCGTTTCAACATTGCAAATCGAGTCACGCCGAGAGTACATGGACCACTGCGTGATGAATGCCATGAGCTCAGTGGGGTACATCATCGGCTCCCCACCTGTAAGCATAACGTTCGTTGTGGGAATGATGCTGTTCTTTGGCTGGTTGTCGATGAACTCAATATAGTCCGAGAACCGAAACGGTACACCCTTCTTGTCCATCTTTTCTTTTGTGTCACAGAAATCGCAATGCAGATTACAATTCCGCACTCTGATGAGTGTCATGGGAACACCCATGTGGATACCTTCCCCCTGAACGGTGTATCCAGTTTCAAGCACATCCAAGGCAATCTGTGTGATAGACATTATTATGCTCCTCCCTCTCACATACAAATACGAATCGAAGTACTGACCTTTTTCGCGGACGTCTTCTTTGAAGATGTTCTCGGTGTGGACCCATTAGTTTGATCCCACGAGAGCAACGAGTTCATTGTGGGCTGTGTACTACCGGGTACCGACATGTGAACAACATTGAATATTTTTTCCGCCCGTTTCTGAAGGAAGTTGGCTAACATATAGGCTCGATCCACAGTAAAGATGTTTGTATCAAGGTGCTCGGTTTCTTGGGGAATGACCACCACAGATCCATCGAGTTCAGTCATCCGTTGGAGCCATGGATAGTTGGGGTACTTCGCTTTGGCCTGATCCAACAGAATCATGACATTGGTCCCAAACGCATCAAAGTTGATATGTTTGATGTAGAAAAGATACCCCTTCGATCCTGCTCGGAACTCGTACCCATACAACAACGAATACAACAACATCCCCTTGAGTGTGGCCTGTGCGGTGGTGAACTCTTCGAACTCCTGAGACACAGAAACCGGTCGTGCAGCCAAAACACTACCCTCCGCAAGCAACCGATCATACTCAGTATAGTACTTGTTGTAGATGGCCGCAAGTCCCGCTTGAGAACTGGCGATCTGTGTGGGATCATAGGAGTCGAGCAGATAATTGATCAGGTCCGAGAGTGCTCCCCGAATCGCCCGAGGTGTATCGGACTTCTGGGCTTCGTGTCCTTTGATGACCCGATCGTTCACCGCCACACCTTTGTCCATAACTGCTCGATATGCATATTGTTTCTTCACATTGAAGAAGATCGATGTGGCCATAACGATCTCCTGCTTGAAGTTGAAATTGTGATGCTTCATGGAATCTTCTGGATCGATGCCCTTGCGTTTCAAAAGCTCGATGACAATATACTTGTTGATGTAATCACCGATGCATCCGATGATTTCCCAAGCCTTCTGAAACTTCTCGGATTTGTCCACAACGTTTGGATACACTGCTTCTACCGCGGGCATTATATTAATAAACAATGAGTCGGTGTTGTGAACAAGAATGCCATTGGCGAAAAATGTATGTGTGCCTTCAACTTCGATATCATACACATACTCATCTGTTCTTGTGCTTTCGGTGATACTTGATGGCAGCCTGTACAACATATGTTGATCGTCGGTGTATGTGATCAACTTACGATCGGATGTTGTATCTAATGGCGCTCCACACACATCCGCATTTGTCTTTGTGTCCCTCCAGATCAACGAGTGATCTTCTGTGACAACAACCTTCCAATTAGATGTGATATTGACATCAAACAATCGTTTAGACCCTCTCGCATGCCTCATAACATATGGAACTTTACGGAAATCGAGATTGTCGTCATCAACTTTCGTAAGAGCGTACACATCCTCTAGGAAGCAATACTCTTTGCCGTCGGTCGACATTTGATCAACATGTGTAAACAAACTGTTGATTGGAATACGATGAACTGTATTGTCTGCACGTTTGATTACAATCGTTGTATCACCCACAACACTGTCGCCGTATATTACATATTTTCTTTGGGCAATGTCTGCAAGCGCTTCAATAGATGGTACACTCAATTCAAACACATCATATGGGATGTCAAGTCGTTTCTCGTCAATGATCTTCTGAATATATCTTGAAGCAAAATGTGCACTGAGTCGAATGAGTTCTCGCCCAGCTCCAGTAATCGCTGCTGCGGTAGTTTTATCCGACAATCGATACACCGAGGTCCCCATGACACCATAGATGCTGTTGGCCAGCTGTTTGTAGGCATATTGGAGCACTTCATATCGATCGGACAAATAGGAGTTCTGTGCTTGCTTGGCATCCCGCAACAGTTTCCGATAATGAGCACGCTGTCCGATGAGGTACATCAGGATCTCCGAGATGATCGAAGATCGTTTCTCGGGCTTCATATAGATCATGCCCTCGGCAATGAGGATCTTGTCCGTCAGATACTCCTTCAATGCCAACGCATTGGTTTCCACCGTCTGTCCGATGGGATTCTTGAATGTGAATGTTTCTGGAAGAGCCGACGGATTGTACAGATATGCCGTGGCATGCTCGGGAGAGATGGATCCCACATATGTGTCACACAGCATGTTGTACCGAATCATGATGGTGGGATACAGCGATGTGGCGTCAAGATCCACGACACCTTCATAGAGGCCCGGCTGTGGTTCGAGCACCGACGCACCTTCATAACTATCAGATTCGGAGGCAAGTGGAATATCATCTTCCAATCCACGAGCAGCGGCTTCCACGGGTCGAATCTTTTGTGTAGCCGCCAATCCCCGGCTCAATGTGAACTGATAGACGATGCCATCGATGAGTCGAATCTTTGAAAAGATGTCCGACCATCCGATATTGCAAATGCGACAGAGTTCCACATTGAAGGTGATGTAGTTGAGTTTGCACTCCAGTTCATAGACTCGAAGAACGTCCACGATGTTATAATGCACATAGGCATTCAGATGCTGATGGTACATGATATCATGATCATATTCGAGAACGTCCTTCTTCTTATCCGCACCGAGTTCGATCTCTGTAATATAATCCAGTCGATATGTTTCCTTCTTCTTGAGAATCTGATATTTATAGAGCACCAGATAGTCAAGGATGGCAATCCCGTCGCACACCACAAAGGTCAGCAACCGCTTGTCGCGTTTCGAGTTGATGAACGAGAACTTACCATACTTGTTCCCAAGGATGATGCCCAGTGTCTCGGCCCGTTTGACAAGGAACGTCATATCAAACGATTCCACATTCCACCCTGTAATGAGGTCGGGATCCAAATCGATGAGTTTCTTTTGAAGCCACTGAATCGCCTCATAATCAGTTTCGACTCGTTCGATGTGTACGGGGAACTCCATCGTGTTTTTGTTGATTGTTGTAGTGATGGGTTCGATGGATATATTCTGTCCACGATTCTCGTTGGAGTTCACCACAACAACATAGAACGCTTTGTCATATGTGTCAAAGAATGATGCAAGTCGAAGCTTCGCTTGAACGTTGGTCGATTCGCTGGTCACCCGAATAGCATCCTTCTCAGTTTCAATATCGAGATACCAGATGCGTGGCTGAATGGACTCGTCCTCCACATATTCGTACTTCGTTTTGAGTTGTGTCAACGCATATGTGGAAAGGTTGTAGTCGCTGTTATAACAAGCCATCGCATTCGATACATGTTGCCGCTGCATGTTCCGAAGTTTATCGAAGGCCACACATTGTGGTACCAAATTGCTGATGGGTTCGATGGCATTGAGTTGAGATGCCCAGTCGCCAGGTTTGCTTGTGTAGTACTCCACCATGGGGTTGATGTAGAAGAGTTGCTTGACATTCCCCTTCCGAAACACGATGTACCCAGGCGCCGTGGAATTGGTTGTTTTTCCCACCCCTACCACCGCCATACCTGTCCCTACGGTCTGTCGGACCCCCTGTATGTCATAAATACGTTGTGGGGATTGATAGACCACTGGGGCGGAGTATAGAGGTGTTATAGCGGAAGCCTCGGTGGGACCTTCATCCTGCGTGGGTATGGGCATCCCAGTCTGGTTCCTGGACAAATGAGAGAGTACCGCATCCCCTGAAAACTGACGGTCCTTGGGTACCTTGACAGATTTGTCTTCGTTGAGGATGGGAAGCAATCCGCGCATGGCATCCACAAGCTCAGGAACACCTTTCCCGGTGCGCAACAACCACGAGGGATGTGGAACTGGGTAAACCAGGATCTTGTTGTACCGAGCAACCTTCCCCACATTATCGAGCACCGACGTGGTGATACCCAGACGAGACATCGCCGTTCCACCAATGGGAACGATGACCTTGAGATTTGGGAGTGCTTTGATCACTGCCTCGACTTGAACGAAGCATCGATATATCTCGGTGGGTGTGGGCTTGTTACCGGGGGCGTGGAAACAGAAGCATGTGTTTGTGATGAGTGTATTTTCGATGGGGATCCCCAACACGGAAAGTGCTCCTCGAAGGATGTCACCCGATCGCCCGATGAATGGAATGCGGTGTTTGATTTCTTCGGTGGCGGGTGCTTCTCCGAGGAATAGGACGCGGATATCCTTCAAGCTTGCATCAGCGTTCTGTTGAGTGATATCCGCCACAACATATTGAGACATGGATGCATCAAGCTTACAACTGGAACACCCTTTGCATCCGAACTGAAGACTTGCCATGATGGACTGATAGAGATCACCTCGTGTATTGACGTCCACGGATTGTGCCTCCTCACCAAAAGTAGAACGATAGAGTTCATGTGCTTCTTTGGATGTGCATGATTGGACGACTCCACGAAGCGCATCGAGTTCAGCTTGTGTATACAATCGGAGCATAGAAGCTTTGTCGGTGGTCTTCAATTCGGGATGTCGAGATCGGATCTCCTGCCACTCTTTTGGTTTCAGTGTAGGACCATCGTTGTTTGCATTGTAGAAGTCCTGTGTTCGATTGGATTGCGGCATGTATTTGTTGAGAGCGAAGCTCTTTGCCGCATACCCCGAATATGTGGCTTTGAGGGCATGTCCCATCAGAATGTCGTTGAATAGGATCTCACAGAGGACGCATGCATTAAGATCCGCATCGGAATGGTGTAGGACTTCTTTTGCTGGGATAGGGACATTGACAACAACCGATGCATCAGGATGATTCATCCAGTTCCGGAGATCGACCCATGGAGATGTTTTCCGTACAGGCGGAGCGGTGGATGGATCTGGTGTAACTGGAGGCGCGCCAACAATCTGAAGCTTTGGTGCATCATCAGATGTGCGTCTTCGTTTAGCACACAAAGTCTCACATCCCTTCAGAACACACTAAACAATATGAGAGTATCATTATTTGCCAAGTCGATTCTGATGTGGTTTACGCGGTTCTTTCCAGGAGGAACAGAAGTTTTGCAACGCTCCGACAATGAGCTCGAAGTCGAGGAACCCGAGTGTCACCACTGCGATGAACCATGCACCCACGGTGTCTGAAACCAAATCGAAATGCATGAACAGTGTTGCCATGAGAATGATCCACACGAGCAAAGCGAGACGGATACTCCGAGGACTTGAGAACATGACGTGATCGACTCTCCCCATTTTAACCGACAATTG